GGACGGCGATATTGGTCGACTTCAGAGATAAGGTTGTTGGTTACGTTAAGCCACGTGCCACTGTGGGTTCGTTGAAAGATACGGTAGAATTGTACCACGGTGCCAAGTTGCAACGATACCAATCAGCTTATGAATCACTGATGCGAGAGCCGATTAGCCAAAAAGACCGACTGTTAAGTAATTTCACTAAATTTGAAAAAGTGAATGTGGGAAAAGCAGCCCGCGTAATCAACCCGCCGTCTGCTAGGTATGGATTGTCGTTAGCTAAGTATCTCAAGCCAAATGAACACCTCTATTTTGAAGGTATTAATGAGGCTTGGGGGGGATATACTAGCGCTACGGTAATGAAGGGATACGACGTGTATCAATCAGCATCAATAATGCGTGAGAAATGGGATAGGTTTGTTGATCCCATCGCAATTGGATTGGATGCTGTGAAGTTTGATATGCATGTGTCGCAACCTGGATTACAGTATGAACATTCGTTTTATAACGATGTTCATGGTAGCGCCAAACTGTCTCGATTGCTTGAAATGCAATTGAGCAGTGAGTCAAAGGGGTACGTGTATGATGGAAAAATTGAAGTCAAATATCCAGGAAGGAGATGTTCTGGTGACATCAATACGTCGCTTGGAAATTGTATCATCATGTGTGCCCTTGTGTTTGAGTATATGGAAAGTCTTGGTATCGATGCCGAACTAGCAAACAACGGTGACGATTGTGTGGTGATTATGGAAAAATCGGATTGCAACAAGTGCATTAGAGGAATTGGGAAATGGTTTGAACAGAAGGGGTTTCGCATGGAGGTGGAAACCCCCGTTGATATCTTCGAGAAAATTGAGTTCTGTCAAAGCCATCCTGTATGGAATGGTGAAAGGTGGGTAATGGTGCGTAACCCCATCACCTGTTTGTCGAAAGACCCCATGTGCATAAAAGCGATCGATAGTGAGAAAGGCCTTAACCGCTGGCGTGGTGCGGTAGGCAGATGTGGCATGTCATTGACGTCTGGCATGCCTGTGTTGCAAAGTTTCTATGGTTGTATGATGAGGAACACTAGGAAATGCAGCACACGATATTTCCGTAATGTTATTTGTGGTAATACGTCACTAGTAGGCAGAGGTGCGAACGTGACAGATATTGAACCCAAACCTGTGAAGGAGGAAACTCGATGTAGCTTCTCATTGGCCTTTGGCATATTGCCCGAGGAACAACTCGCTATAGAAACATACTATGAGAATCACATCCTGGAAGATCGAGTTGGAGTTGTGGCGCCCGCGCCACCGCCCATAATATCATTGGCGTCATTAGTTTTTGAGTAATATGGTTAAGATTAATTTGAAAACCGCGAATCGGAACATCCAGGGTCCGAGAAAGGCGAAAAAGAAAAACGCTTTGAAGAAGAAAGATTTCCAAGAAGTAACAGCAATTGGTAAGGCTTTGCGTGCTATAGGAGGTATTGGAGGAACATACCTAGGAGGAATGTTGGGGCAATCTGCTGCAGGATCGGCGGTCGGCACTGGTTTAGGTGCCGCGATCAGCAGATGGTTTGGTCAGGGTGATTACGTTGTAACGAAAAACTCTATCCTAACAAGCTCCAATGACATCCCTATGATGCACAAGACAAATCAGTGTGTTACCGTTAGGCATCGGGAGTTTTTGTGTGATGTGGTTGGAAGTACTGCGTACACTATTCAACAAAAATTCCCAATCAATCCCGGTATGAGTCAGACTTTTCCTTGGTTGTGTGCATTGGCACAAAACTTCCAAGAGTATACGCTGACTGGCATGGTGTTTCACTATGTCCCTACATCCGGAGATGCGATTGCGTCAACCAACAATGCATTAGGTTCTGTAATGTTGGTTACCAATTATCGCTCCACGGCCGCTGCGCCGGGCACAAAGTCGCAATTGTTGAATGAATATTTTAGCAGCGACTCTAAGCCGAGCGATGCTTTTGCGCATCCGATTGAATGTGATCCAAAAGAAAACCCTTACAATGTCCAATATGTTCGTACAGGAGTCGTGCCAGCTGGTGAGGATCCCAAGACTTATGATCTTGGTACTACTTTTCTCGCCACGACAGGCATGCAAGCTGCTGTCACTGTTGGAGAACTTTGGGTCACTTATGAAGTTGAGTTGCGTAAGCCAAAGGCTTCCGCGGCTTCAACTTTCAATCAATCATTTGAAAATATTGATATGTCTATCACAGACAACACGTCGGCTGCGGTCGCATGCAACGGGTCACCACATAACACACTTGGATGTGTGTTTAGCACATATGGCAATAACCAACTTGCTATCACTGTGCCGGCTGGTGTTGTTGGCCCTTTTCGCGTGCTGGTCACAGGAACATCAACGTCACAAAGTTCGTTGCTAACACCGAGTGTTAATAATGGCACCCTAGTGAATGATGCTGAGCTACTGAACAATAATTCCTCCGGAGTTTATATAGGTTGTTTTGCATTCACACCCACTGATATGTCACTACCTGTCACTGCTTACTTCAAGACAACCACATGGGTCACGTCCAATTACTTTACTGTGGTTGTTGTACCTATTTCTTCTGTTTAATCATCCCAGGTTTAAAATCCAAAACATACCTGAAGTTCCCTTATATATAAAGTTTGGGAAGTTGCGTTGTGTCGTTAAGGTACCTAAGTGTGGATCAAGACCACCACCCCTCAAGTTTAAAGTTGGCGCTCACCCCGGAGTGGTGTGCGTTGGGGCAATGCCCTTGAACATCTCCGTGCACAGTGCTCGCTGTGTTGTGATCGTGCCCAAGCGGGTAGTCTCGTCAGCTAGAGATTAGAGCAGTTTGTGTTCCAGGGTTAATATGGAACCACCAAGCTTACGACTGCGAAACCAATCGTTGTTGATAAATATGGTTTGAGTGA